GACGTGAATTCCCAGTAGGGTATGCGGTCACCACCCCATTCGATGTGCTCATGTGGAGGAGACCGCTACCATCACCCCATACGGAACCTAGACTGCCTGCATTGGACCCACCGTTGTTAGCCCCGCCACTACCACCGTTTCCGGGGTGCTGTGCGCCGGGAGAGCCCGCACTGGAAACACCGGACGTGTCCTTGGTCTTAATGATCTGGTATGCCTGGTTGTACCGATTCGGGTACTTCCCTAGCACACCGTCGTTCAGCGTAGCGTGGTGAAAAGCGTCCAGCGAAGCGTTACCGCCAACGTTGTTAGCAACACGAATCGCGTACCTCGGCCCTTGGTGATAGGCAACGCACCAGTAGATGAACGAATCGGTATTAGTGTTCGGGTCGATTCCTACATTCCTAGCAGCCTGGAAATACGCTTCCAGATCGGCCACCAACTGAGCGTCCTGTTCCTTAACTCCTGCGCGCAACAGGGGGAGTAGCGAATTCCCTTCGGCGCGCGTTAACCACCGGTTTTCCCACCAACCGTTGTTACCGTGCGAGGACAGGTCGCCCTTTAAGGACTGTTCTACTCCTGCGAATTCGGTTGCGTGAGCGGCACCCATTTTCTTTATGATGTCGGCCGCTCGTGGCCCGTACCACTGCGCAATACCGACAGTGATTGGGTCATTATAGTTAATTGAATCGTATCGCATTGACGACTCAACCGTGCCGATTGCCTTAATTGCTACTTTCTTTGCTGTCTCATCCCATGCCATTGCTACTCCTAGATAAGCCTCTCCCCCGCCGTAGCGAGGGAGAGGATGTAGTATCAGAAAATGCGGTAGGTCATATTGACCTGATAAGTCTGGTTAGCAGACAGGATATCACCAGCATGCATTCCACCGGTCTTAGCAACATAGATGTATTTGTAAGTACGATCGTTGCCGATAATCGGGGACATAACACCGTCGTAAGGGCGCGCCCAACCGGGAAGGTCCATTAACTTAACGTCATATCCTGCGTTAGACGCACCAATCTTGAACGTGCCCTGAATGTTCACAAAGTCGTCATGACGCTCACAGTTCAGATAGTTGTAGTCTTTCTGAACAGCGCCAGCCGAAAGCGTATGCAGGTCAAACGACGGAGGATTAAGGAACGACGGACCACCGTTGATCCAGTTGATGAACAGTTGCTTGACGTGCCGATACCCGCTCTCTGTTAGGTGAACGTTATCTACACCTTGGTCCCATGACTTAGCCTGTTCCTTACCGAAATGCAGCCAAGACCTCGAACCCTCGCACACGATAGCGCCGAACGGTTTACCCGCTGCAATAACCTCATAGGTGCGAGACACGCAACTACGGGCCATCTGAACGTACTCATTCAGCGACGCCTCATTATACGTGACGGGGAGAACGTAGATAGTGGCGTTGGGGAAATGCTGACGAACCAACGAGAAGAATGTGCCTGCCTGGTTGGTGACGGAATTCTGTGCCCTGATATCGTTCAGCATGTCGATGAGGAAGACATACTTGGTGGCACGTTTCTTCTCGTCGCTCATTCGGGAGCGGGCGTTGTTCACCTGAGTGATGAAATTGTTATCAGGTGTGCTTGTGAAACCGCCACCTCCAATGGCGTAGATATTGGGATTGACGCCCATATCCCTACACAACCCCTCGGTCCATCGAAATGCCTCAATAGTGGCGTTGGATGAACCGAAGACGACACCCTCAGTAAGTTTAGGGTCCTCAAGGAACAGGTCATTGGCTTGCGCCTTGGTGTAGTAGTTGTTGAGGATGTTCTGAATGTCAGACTTAACTTTCTCGATAGCGGTGTCAATCTTCCCGATTCGTTGCTTGGTGGCAACCTGAATTCGGGAGGAATCTTTCATCGGAGCGTCAACGAAATCGCCATCATCGATACGATCGAAGCGCGCGTCTACAAGGCGTGCCTTGAACGACTCGATAAGTTCGTTCATCGCCTTGATCTTCTCATCGGTGCTCTTGCGCGAATCGTTGAGGAATGACTCAAAGTCGTCTAGTTTTTTCTTTGAGTCCTTAGCCCATTGCTCGGCAATACGGTTAATCTCCTTGACCATCCCCTCAACTTCCTTACCGAACCCTTCGGCATAGGTGATGGTGTCAATCACGGCCTTGCGAATACGTTCGAGTATTTCAAGGACTGTTAGACCATTGTTGTAGGTGAACGGGGTTGAATAGGGTGTAGTAGGCGGGCTCAAACGGTACAGGGCAGCATCAATAGCGCTAACCCGGGGGTCATTAGTATCCATACCAATTATCTCCAATCATGTCTACGGGCGGCGTCCAAATGAGCATAAATAAAGACTCAAGTTGGGCTATAACCATCATATCAACGTTTATAATAGCGTCGCGATGGGCCTGGATAAGCGATGCCATAGAGCCCGAGAACCCCTCCTGACTACTAGATCCGCTACCGTCGCTAGAGGACGTGGCTGTCTGAGAACCGCCGCTAGTGCTAGAGGACTTGACGCCAGTCAGGGACGTTGAGTCGGCCGCGCCCGTCGCGTAGTCGCCGTTGCCGGAGAGCATGACCTGGGGTGTTTCGGACTGGACTGCCCGGGACTTGGCGTCAGTGGATGACGTGGAACTTCCCTGCTCGCTGGTCTCGCCGCTGGTACGAGTTGAGCCAGTACTCGAGTTTTTGGACGTCATGCGTACGGTCAGGAACGGGTCGCGCTTGGTTAGTTCAGACTCGTACATCTGATTGTAATAAGGCATGATCTCATTCATCTTAACCTTTAACTGGAAAAGGAAGATATCAACGGTCTCGTGCCCGATCTCATTAAACCAGAAATGGTTTTTGATCTTAGAGTTTAGAGTTGAGCGATACTCCTCAGAGAAAATAGGATAATGGGATAGTGCGTCATCTATCAGACGCTCATCTATCTTCCTAAGTTCTGTCGTGTAATTACTCATTAGGACCTCCCAGATCGGTGCTGTTCGCGGATTCCTGGTCAGCAAGAGGATTCATCTCAGTCATAGGGTTCAACATCTGCATGTCAGTAGTCCCGGCTGAGTCATCAAGGTTCCACGTGACGTCAATATTCAACCCATACTTAGCGTTTATCCACTCACACGCATACTTGCGTGCTTGCAGGTTCACGGCGCGCATGGCAAGTACCTGACCGGAGGAGCCGCTTGCTTCCTCAACTACCATCCGCTCTTTCTTAGAACTATTGACATTCATAATCCCAAGTAAGGTCAGCGCCTCATTCCAGGTCTTAACCTTAGCTTCCATCACATGAGGGAGATAGTCCTTATCGATGCCCGTGGATATGGAACTAATTTTGTCCTGCAACGTCCCAAGTCCGGTAGCCGATGACACTTCCGCGATCATTGGTTTACCCTCAGCAAGTTGCTTATATGCATCCATAACGGACTTGCGCTCATTTGTGTCAGCCGTCAGGAGGACAGGCATGCGCATATGAATGAGATCAATCTCCGTTGTCGTATCAATCTCCGCTAGGCGGCGCGCATATACCCCAACGATGTCCGTGTCCCCGGTGCGTAGGTAGTTGTTCCAGATCGGTACGCAATCGTCTCCCCTCATTGTCTTGTTGACCATCGTGTTCCCATAGACAATGAATTCTGTTGGATTATTGTACATATTGGGAGTACCCATTCCGGCTCCACGCAATGCGAAATAACGATTGAATTCGTTGTCCCAGAAAAACACCGACAGACCTTGAGAGAAAAGAGACATCTCAAGGAACCTGGGGTCAATCTCCTCAGGAAGACCTGTCCAGTGATATCGGTTCATACACATTTCGGAGAGTACTCGGGCATACATTCCCGTAAGAATTTCCCTCCGCATAGTGCCAGGGTCGAACACCATTTCCTTAAGAAACGGTGCGTAAATGTAATCGTTAACGAAATCTGGTCTACTCACCTGAGGGCCCCTTCCTTGTCCCAGATAATCGCCTCATTATCAAGCGACACATCACCATAGAACTCACTGTCAGACATAGGACTATGCCATACGGTCACACCTTTCTCAAGGATACCGCGAAGAGTATCGATATACATTTGAGGGCACGAAGAGGAGACGATACGAACGTCATGGCACTTCCAGTAACTAAAACGGTCCATCGTCTGTAGGCGCGGCGGTAACTGAGAGAGGAAGAAATCGCACGCATACCCGTAACGCTCCCAGAACTGTCCCTGCCTACGAATAACGTCAACAGACACCATTTTCAATTTAGCAAACACAAGGGCACCGTTCATAATCCAGTTAAACGGATCACCACCACTAGCGCTAGAAACTGACGGGGGAGTGATCTGCGCATCTCGCACGCTGGCGTTAATTGCTGCGATCTGTTGCTGATAGTCGCCCTGTGACGCCCATTTAGCAAGGTCACGGTTAGCCGCCGCGTTAGTGCCGGTAAGCATGTTCTGCTCACTTTGGTTAGCACGCGTCAAGTTCTGAGAGATAACGTTACCAAGGTTTCGTGCATTAATGTCAATACCAGTAGAGATGTCAGACGTAATCTGCCCCTGAACATACCCACCCAACTGGCCAATACCGCCAAGTGGATTACTCAGCGCCGTAGATGCGGCACCACCAATGCCGCTAATAGCACGATTAGCGCTGTTCACTTGCTGGTGAGCCATCTGCGCAGTATTAGCCAGGGCGGTGTTCAAGTTCTGCGCACCAAGATTGTTCTGCATGATCGCGTTACCAGTACGAATGCCACGCATGGTTGCGTCAAACGAAGTGTCCGCAGCACGCGTAGACTTATCGAGCCCCCACGTAGCAGCATTGCGGTTCTGCGCAATTGAGTGAGCGTGGGAAGCGTACCAGATCATGCTCTGGTCATTAACAACCGGAACATGCGGGAAATTGTCAATAACCATCGCCTCATTCACGTACTCAGTATCGGTCTTCCACGCTGTATCGTTTTTGTCGCTGTTGTACTCGCCTACATAGGCGACAATGCGAGGTGACGGCGGAAGCAACTGAAATTCAACTCTCAACTCAAGACGCTTACCCCAGTTAAGGTACTCAGGTGAAACTGTGAGAGTCTGCCCGTTATTGAACGACAATTCAATGTGCATGTATGGGGACGTGTAGAACTTAAAGAACCGCTTGAGCCGCCTAAGATTTTTACCTTTAATATTGTTGTTATTGGCCTTAAGGAAATCGGGCAGCTTTGTCGGATGAAAGTCATACGCCACTTCTACATTCTGAAAGTTCGAACTGTGCGTTATACGCTTCAAGCCATAACTACCCAACTTACCACTAATAGTCTCACCACCAATAACGTTGGCGGGGACGTAGTAGATATCTTGGATTCCCTGCGACACCCACGGAGCACCACTCAGTTCTTTCATGATCTTGGGAAGATCGGCCAATGAGCACATGTAGTACGACGCGCCGGAAATGAGAGAAATCGATTGGCTAAGCGACGACGCGTCCAAATGGGGGACGGTACTAGTCACATTAGCCCCAGTAGCAGCATACATCGAAGGGTTGCCGGTAGTTCCGAAATCGGCATCGAGATTAGTGGTAGAAATAATGACCGCTACATAGTCGAATTGACGATTAAAGTCGTTAACCTTTCCGGTCACAAGATTGCCGAACCAACTCCGATAAATGGTCTGTCTCTCACCAAGAGAGAAACTTTCCGGCTGTTTGAGCCATAGCCGTGAATGAGTCTTGAAAAAATCAAAGTCCCAATGCTCCCTTAACACCTTTGCGTTCTGTTCCAGACAATGAGAACGCTCAATATATGCTGACCGGAACTTGACGCGGTTGTGGTACGTCTGCCACACATCAAGAGAAATAGTTAACTGAGTAGTCTCAGGAGCAACATAGTCCACAGTGTGGACGAAGTAAAAGAAAGTCGTAGCCCTGTTCTCCTGAGAGATCGGGAACGCGTCATTCTGGACAATAAGGTAGTTGAAGACATTAGCCTCACTGAACGGAACATTAATCCTTACCGGCACGTTCTGCGCACAGTAAGTGAGGTGATTTATTGAGATGGTGCGAATATTCCGGTTCCGGTTGTAGTCCTGAATGTACTTAATCGTCTCCTCTGTGCTGTCAAACCAATACACATCCCTGTACATTGAATCCCACGGCACGTTACACAGTGTGACCTCAGTCCCCGGTCCCCACACTGAATAATCGAACTGTGTGCCAAACGAGGCACCGTTAGGTAGTGAATTAACGGTAGGCATAACTCCTCCAATAAAGAAAGGCACCGCCCAGAGCGGGCGATGCCTTTCAGTATAAGGAGAGTCAGGCTGCAAGACCAGCAGCGTTATCTCTGGTAGCCACGGTCAGAGAGGATGTCTTAACAACATACTTCCCGGTAACCGGATCAGTCCACGACACCTTGACGCGTACGGTCAGCGTCGCAGCGGCCTCATCGGGAGACACGTACAGCAAACCGTCGTTATCAATGCGAGTACCATTGTCCTTATTACCTTCAACGGACCACTGCTCGGTGAACTCGATGTCCTCCTGATCAGCCTTGAGCCCAGTCAGAACAGCCTCCAACTGGGCCGTTCCGCCCTTAACCATGCGAGCATTCGTCTTATCCACATTCTTAACGTCCGTCTCATTAGCGTCAATAACGAACTGAACGCGGTCAATAGCAACATTGGCTGCAATATTAATCGTGTCACGCGCCGTATCGGGGGCGGTAGAGAACTTAACGATAGGTGCGAACGGGGAAGCGGAGATAATCTCCCAATGGTGTAGGAAGAAATTAGTCTGCCGAGAAATAGGGTTAAACTCGCTCGTGGTCTCAAGAGACGTATCCGCGATGACGAAGAAATCTTTGGTGGTCAGGAATGCCTGAACACCGTTCATCGCAATGTCCTCCTGCCGAATCTCAACGATTCGAGAAGGGACGTCCGCATAGGAAACGTTGAACAGAACAGCCAGAGCGTTCACGTCAAGACCAGACTTGACCTCAGGAGTGGCGAACAGGACAAGCTCTTCAGGACGCGCTGCAATCGGCATTTTGCCGCCATTGAAACGCGTAGAGAGGAACTGCAAGTTTCCGGCAGTAGCGCGAATCTTACGCAGGAGAGACTTGGCCTCACCCTCAGTAGAATCCATCTTCGCAACGTCAGGAACATTCACGTTAAACATGGGATAGTTATTATCCATGACACGGAACAGGGCCGTCATCATAAGATACTCATCCCAGTTATCAGACGTAGTAGGAGCGGACATAATCTGCTGAGTCATCTGGTCAAGACCTGACGGGTCAAGGAAAGCACGCTTGAGCGTATTGTCGTCGATCGTGATCTTGTAAAAGTCCTCACGGTCAACAGTATGGAAAGCGGACGCTACGTCAATGTCAGCACGAGCGAAAATGTCTCGCTCAAGGTAGTCCCGATCATGACTGTAGTGATTAGCCTTAACGATACCGGTCTGAATTTCCTCGATGCTGTCACCGAACTCAAGGGCACCGCGCTTAAACTCCTTAAGCGGGTTATACCAGATCGAGTTACGTGCATATACGAGACCGATGCGGTTCACGAGGGCCTCAATGAACTCATTCTTATGCGGCTTGTAAGAGAAAATAGCGTCCGCAACGTCAGCCACATTACCCTTGGATGCAGCCGGAATGCGCTTGTGATAATCGAGGGATGCATCATTGCGAATAGCGTTAAGGATATTAACATTGTCCGCATTACGAACCTTGCCGTAATACCGTCGTGCCATTAGTCCTTCTCCTTATCGTCAGAATCGTCAGTGGAAATCAAGTCATCGAACGTGACGCCATCATAATCGGAGGCACCGTCCTCGCCCGGCATCTTACTCGCCGCATCACTCGGGTCGCTACCAGGCTGTGCCATGAGCAAATCATAATTCTTACTCTTGAGGTCAGAGATCATCTTCTCCTTCTCCTCAAGCGCCGAATTCAGGTCGCTCATCTTAGAATCGAAACCGCCTGCAAAGTCAGTCATGTCATTCCAGATATTCGAAAGATTATCGAGAGTATCGGAATGATCTGACCCGAGAATCTCTCCCAAACCGCTAAGGGCGCTACTGAATTTGCCCCCGATATCATCTAGGAACCCCATTTATCTACCTTTCCGTGCACATAAAGATATGGTGGGTACTTACGTACCCACCATATCACTGCGGAGAGAGACCAGACAGCCCTAGGAGGTGTCAGCCCATCAAGTACCGGGCGGTTTCAGCCGGTGACATCCCGGTCACTTGCCAGTGCTCGCCTTAATCTCCTCCACGCCCTTGGTGACAATCTCCGTCAGAATCTCGGGAACCTCACGACGCAGAGACCAGTGAGCCTCATCGAGAGCGTCGGCGATCTCCGCGGGGATAACGACGGAAACGGACTTGTAGCCAGCCTTAACACGTGCCATGTTTTCTTCTCCTCTATCTGAGTGTGAATGTTGTGTTAGAGAGTACCACTCCTCCAGGAACTCTCTTGGGTACAAGTTTACCGTCCCATGTTCGAGCCGTCAACATGTCTTCTAGTCGAACTCTGGCAGCAATCTCAGCGGGGAGTCCAGCAATGTGGACATCATCATGGTCACCGAACCTCTCGCAATACTGTTTTGCGCGCAGGAACACAGCATCATCGAACGGCTGACCGTCGTGCTCAACCTTCCAGGCACCCAGTTCCGTCGGGTGTAGGTACAGGTCCGGTTCCTCGGGACCCAGGAGGTGTAGGGAGTCCGTGTCGCAGTACAGGAACCGGTCATAGTTCGCTTGAGCGCTGTTAATGAGGTCCTGCCGGGCATAGGCGGTAATGAAAGCGCCCATGGCCGTGTATACAGGGTTGCTCTCCTCGTGGTCACACATTGTGAGTTGAACGGTCCCGTTCTCATCGAGGTATGGACGCTTGCCGGTAACGTCAGTATTCTTAGCAAACTTTCCGTACAATGAGTTAAGGTGTAGTTTAGCGATTGTCCTTGCTCCTCCGGTACTATTTGCTTTAACTGCCATCCATTTATCTATGTAGTCATTAAAGAGACCGTCCATAGCCTTGAAATTCCAGTAACCGCTAATTGCGTAAATTTTCAGGTCGTATTGCGACATCCACAACTCAAGATCAATTGACGTGATAGTTACCGTAGTAGGTTCGTTCACCTCCTCAAGGAATTCATTAGCATTGAATTGAAGTGACCGCTTAAGTTGGATGCAAGGCAAGTGTCCTTTCTTCAACTTAGCGGTAAACGTTAATGAAACTGTGTACAAGTCAGCCATCTCATCCTCCGTCTCAGACCACCAAGGACGTCCGTAGGGGAGTGGTTTCGTTCGCATTACCCACGGGTACATCGAATTCTTATCAATCACGATTCCGGGCCCTGTACGCTTGTGCACCCATTGCTTAGCGGGCATGGCGATACCACCCCTGTAGGCCGCTCTGATATCGTCATCTACTGTCTTCGACAGGGTTGGGAACGTTCTGCTGAAACCTTTCCCGTGTAGAGACTTGAACTCGGCAAGTGAATCGGCTCCAACGGTCAGTTTAGTCATTCCGCTTGCGAGAACTACGCGCATGGCTTGAGCCATGATGTAGATATCGTTGTACAGGTATTTCCATTCGTCTTCCGTTGGCAGGTAGCCGATAGGCCGTTCAGCCTCATAGTCTATTTCTCCCTTAACAGACTCAAGGTTGAATGCCTTAGGCACGTCCCTAACGGGTAATGGAATTTTCTTTAATGAATCCCTTAGTTCCGCCTTAACCCCATCCTTTGAGATGATGGTAATTGAGTAGAACTTATTCATGTTGCTAATGACCGTGGAGAACTCTCCTTTTCCCGGCTTGTCAGCAACCCATTTATATCCACTCTTGAGAATATGGTCAATAATGAATATACCGTCGAACGCAAGATTGTGGAAGAACGTAACATTATGCGCAGAAAGGAGGTATGCGACATAGGCGCCAACCCCTAATCCAACCTCATAGTCATCGTAGTCATTGACCGCCATACTCCCCCATGACCAAACACGACAGTCTAGGGGATTAGTCGTCGTCTCGAAATCTGCGCACCTAGCGTTAGATATCGAGTGTCTTGGCATACTTGTAATACTCCAACGCCCTACCGATGGATTGTTCACCGCGCTGTATGGCAGAATCAATCATCCCATCTGAGAGTTGATTAGAACCGTCAAGCACCCTCATCTGCAACTGCATCGCATCGTACTTGAGCGCCAACTCATTCGGAAAATCTGTGTAGGCCCAGATAAACCAGAACTGTTCATCGGAAAGAGAGTTGAACATACCACGCAACTCCTCATCACCGACGATGTCCATCATGTCATTCATGTAACCGCGGGCCTTAGACACTAGTTCTCTACTCGTGTACTGGCGGCGAATGTCATCGTTACGAAGCGCGATCATCTTCGCGCCCTCGGTACCCATGAGTTGAGTAGGGGAGTAGATCTTGAGTTTTTTCATAC